CAAATTCTCAAGCAGATGCAGGTCAGAAAATGGGAGTTGCATTAAGAGAATTACAAAAAGAATTTGGAGACTTATTTGTACCAGTAGGTGCGATGATACAAGGATTTGTCACGCAGATTGCAAGGGCTACAACAGCTATTCTTAAATTCTTTAAGACAGTAATAAGAGGAAATAAAGAAGTATCGAATGAGTTACAAGCACGAGATTTTGCATTGGAGCAAGTTGGAGGTACTAGTGCGATGACAAAAACAGGCAAACGTAGATTTGCAAAAACAGGTGTGTTTGATGCAAGTATGTTACAAGCTGATAAACGTGATCAATTTAACTTTATCCAAGGACAGCGTTTAGATTTCTTAAATAAAGAAGATGAGGAAGCTAGCACCCCAAGTAATTTTGATGATCCTGTATCACAAGAAAAACTTAATGAAAAACTTGCAAAACGTCAGTTACAGCTAGGACTAATAACTCAAGAAAAATTTGATCAACTAGCAATTGATAGGGAGGCACAAGTAATTTTTGACGAGATGACAGAAATACAAGGCGAAAAATTTAAAATGACACTTGACGAAATAAAACTTAAGTTACAAGACAATAAACAAGAAACATATAATTTTAAAGAAGAACTAAAAAAAGTTGCAGACTCTGCAATGGATTTACAATCTAATATTGGAGAACTTGCAGTAGGTGCTGTAAATAAATTAGCAGATGGTTTTGTAGAACTTGCAATGACAGGAAAAGCTAGTTTTGGCGATTTAGCAAGATCAATATTAGCTGATTTACAAAGAATGATACTTAAAGCTGCATTTTTTAATGCATTATTCGGATTATTTCCAGGCTTACAAGGTTTCTTAGGATACGAAAAAGGTGGTGTCGTTAATAAGAGTGCTAAAGGTAATGTATTTTCAGAAAATAAAATTGTTCCCTATGCTAGTGGGGGTGTAATTGATAAGCCAGTAATTTTTCCAATGGCAAAAGGCATTGGCCTCGCTGGGGAAGCTGGGCCTGAAGCTATACTTCCGCTGAAGAGAGGTAAAGGAGGAAGACTTGGAGTTGAATCTTCTGGTGGGTCTACTAATATAGTTGTAAATGTAGATGCTTCTGGTTCTTCTGTTGAGGGTGAGGAACAACAAGGCCGAGAACTTGGTCGTGCTATAGCTTCAGCAGTACAATCAGAAATAATAAATCAAAAACGTGCAGGGGGTTTATTATCATGACCGAAACATTTCCAAATATTCAAGCTAGTTATGGTGTAACAAAAAACTCAAAACCTAACACTAGAATAGTTCGTTTTGCTGATGGTTATGAACATAGGATACTTCTAGGTTTAGCAGAACATCAAAATCCAAAAACTTATAATCTTACATGGAATAATCTTACAGAAGCAGACTCAGATACTATTGAAACATTTTTAGATGCAAGAGCAAATGATAGTGATTGCTTTATTTACACAGCACCTAATGAAAGTGCATCATCAAAATATGTATGTGATCAATGGCAAAAAAAAATAGATGTTCCTAACAGAGCTACGATTACAGCTACATTTAGAGAGGTGTTTGAACCGTGAGTACAGATAAAATTGTTAGTGAACTGCAAAATCTTAGTCCTAGTGCTGTTATAGAGTTATTTGAATTGCAGTTAAAAAATGATTTGCATGGCACAGATGATGTTTATTATTTTCATAGCGGATCAAGTCTTAATCTTAACAGTAAAATAAAATGGAATGGTAAAGACTATTTAAGATTTCCTATTGAGGCTTCTGGTTTTGAATATACAGGAGGAAAGTTGCCAAGACCACAATTAACTGTAAGTAACGCTACAGGTCTTATAACTACATTATTATTACAAGTAAATCAAGTTACTCCAGGGAATGATTTGATTGGAGCTATTTTTACAAGAAAAAGGACACTTGCAAGATTCTTACCTAATGACAATTTTGTTGGTGATAATCCATCAGGTGCAGTTGATGAAACCGCAGAATTTCCTAGAGAGATATACACTGTTGCTAGAAAATCTTCAGAAACAAGAGAAATTGTACAGTTTGAACTATCCTCACCTCTTGATCTTGAAAACGTAAAAGCACCAAAACGTATTTGTACTAGAAAAAACTTTCCTTCTATAGGAACATTTGTAGGATGAATTGGAAAGAATCTGCACTTATTCACGCAAAAGAACAAGATCCTAAAGAATCATGTGGTCTTTTGCTGAATATAAGAGGTAAAGAAAGGTATTATCCTTGTAAAAACTTAGCTGAAACAAGTTATCAATCTTTTATTTTAGACCCAACAGATTTTGCCAAAGCTAGTAAAAAAGGGGACATTGTAGGTATAGTTCACTCGCACCCATCAACTCCACCAATAGCAAGTCAAGCAGACATGGTTAGTTGTGAAAAAGAAAATTATAAGTGGTATATAGTTAATCCAAAAACAGAACAATGGGGTTATTATGAACCTTGTGGATACAAAGCACCTTTACTAGGCAGAGAGTGGGTTTGGGGTATTACAGACTGTTGGAGTCTTATTAGGGATTATTATAACGAAGTATTAGGTATAAAATTAATTGATTTTGACAGGTCAATGACTCCTGATGAATTTATAAAAAATCCTTTATTTGTAACTTGTGCTGAAAAAGCTGGGTTTAGAAGATTAAATTCAGATGAACCATTGATAGAAAATGATGTTTTATGTATGAATATGGTAGGTAATGGATTGCATCATGTAGCTCTTTTCACAAAAGGGGAGGTTTTACATCATTTAACCGATAGACTATCTTGTAGAGAGCCTTATTCTGCTTGGCTGCAAAAATGTACAGGGGCAAAGTATCGTTATGACAACTAAATTAAAACTGCATGGGGAATTAGGTACATTTATAGGTAATGATGAATTTTATATACAAGCAAATACTGTTGCAAAATCTATAAGTTTTCTTGTAAACAACTTTCCAAAAGTTGAAGCATATATGAATGATAAATATTACAAAGTTTTAGTTAATAATTTAGAGGTTGATAAAGAAGAAATACATTATCCAATTGGTACTCAAGAGATTCAAATAGTTCCAGTTATAACTGGTGCTGGAAATTTTGGCAAAATATTATTAGGTGCTGTATTAATTGGTGTAAGCTTTGGTGCTTTTGGTGCTTTTGGTGTTAAATCTATTGGGGCTGCGGGATTTGCTAAAGCTGGTTTTGCAGCTAAAGCAACTTTTGGTATTGGAGCAGCACTTGTATTAAGTGGTGTAAGTGGGATGTTATTTCCAGTGCCAGAGATTGATACTAGCGGTGGTGAAAGTGACCCAAGAGTATCTTTTAGTTTTAGTGGCCTTCAAAATACTTCAAGAGCTGGAACACCTGTTCCAATTTGTTATGGCGAAATTTTGACAGGCTCAGTGGTCATCAGTGGTGCTATAACAACTGACGAGGTAGAAGCATGACTGAAAATATTATTAGAGGTTATGGAAGCGGTGGTAAACAGAAGGAGTACAAACCAAAAATTGATCCTGATGATCTGAACTCAAGGCAGTTTGCCAGAGTTATGGATTTGATATCAGAAGGTGAAATAGAAGGATTTGCCAGCCCATCAAAAGAAGGAATACCTCAAGGTACAGAAGCCTATCTTAATGCTGCTAAAAAGGATATATTTTTAGATAATACTCCCATACTAAAATCAACAGCACCAGCAATCCCAACCAAGTCAGATTTTAATTATCGAAATGTTGATCTTGATTTTAAGGTTGGAACTAGCAACCAAACCATAATGGATGTTGCTAGAGAAGATGCTGGAAGTTCTAATATAATAGGTCTTAATAATGTCCCGATAACTAATGCAAACGGTAAAACTAGTGGAGCTATTGCTGGATCAGTTACGAGGCAAATAACAGATCCTACAGTTGATCGTGTACGAATTACTATAAATTTTCCAAGATTAGAAGAAATTACTGATAAAGGTGATCAACTTGGAGTAAAAGTAAAATTAAGAATACAAATTCAATATAATGGTGGAGGTTTTGAACTTGTCCGAGATGACACTATTAATGGCAGAACAAGAGACTTATATCAAAAGGATTACAATATAAAATTAAAAAGAAGTCGATTTAATTCTCAAGGAGATACTGCTGATATAAGAGTTTTAAGATTAACAGAAGATAGTGATGACCAAAATAAAATTGATGCCTTTTTTTGGAATTCATATAGTGAATTAAAGTTAGAGCGTGAAACTTTTCCTGACAGTGCATATACAGCTTTAAGATTTGATTCAAAACAATTTGGTTCAATACCTCAAAGAACTTTTAAGATTCGTGGTATTAAAGTGCGAATACCAGCTTTAAGTGGTGCTGCTGCTGGTACACAAGCAACCTATGGTCAAGCTGGAAATACTGTCACAGTGAGCCTATCTAGTCATGGCTTTTCTCGTGGGGATTTTATTGTTTTCACTCCAGTATCTGGGGGGACACCAGGTGGTCAATATGCAGTTCAAGATATTACTACCAATACATTTGAATTTTCTGTAAACCTAGCTCAAACGGTAACTGATAACGCAACTTGTAGAATACAAGGAACACCTATTGTAGATCCTAAAACTGGTCGTATTATTTATCCAGCAGATTTTGTATTTGATGGAACGATGGGTTTTGCTGTTTGGACTACCTGCCCAGCCTTCATACTCCTCGACCTTTTAGTTAATAAACGCTATGGATTTGGAGAACATATTGCCCCAGATCAATCTACAGATGCAAAATTATATGAAAATATAGATTTGTATTCTTATTACAATGCAAGTAAATTTGCTAATGAATTAGTCAAAATTGGGGAGGATGCTAACGGTAATGATATAACTGAACCACGTTTTAGTTGTAATGCAAGTATTCAAAACAGTGTTGATGCATTTACTTTAATAAACTCTTTGGCTGGAGTTATGAGGTGTATGCCAATATGGTCATCGGGTGGAATAACTTTATCCCAAGATAAACCAGTAGATCCTAGTTATTTATTTAATTTATCTAATGTTACCGAAGAAGGTTTTAGTTATTCGGGTAGTGATTTAAAAACTAGAAGCACAGTTATAAATGTATCTTATTTAAACATGGATATTAGAGACATAGATTATGTAACAGTTGGAGATAATGTAACAGGTTCGAGTCCTAATCAAGATGATATTGTTAGACAAAGTAAGTATGGAGTTGTTGTTAAAAATATAAAAGCATTTGCTTGTACGAGTGCTACTCAAGCAATGAGATTAGGTAAAGCAATGCTTTTGAGTCAAGAACGAGAAACAGAAACGGTTACTTTCACAACATCCTTAGATGCTGGAATTATATGTAGAAATGGTGCTGTAATACAAATTGCTGACCCTGTAAGGGCTGGGCTTAGAAGAGGTGGAAGAGTAAAAGCTGTAGGTTCAACTCTAACTGGTGACCCAGCTCCTATAAATCAAATAACTATTGATAATCAAGCATCTGTTGGACTACAAACAAGTACTTTAGGAACTAATCCAGTGTTATATGTTATTTTGCCTGATGGTTCAACTGAAAAACAACCTGTTAATGATTGGACAGATGGTGTTATAACTCTTTCTAACGCTTTTTCACAAGCTCCAAATCCACAGACAATATGGATGTTTGAAAATGAAAATCTTCAACCACAGCTTTATAGAGTAGTAAATGTTGAAGAAGTTGATGGTATTAATTACACAATAACTGCTTTGTCATATGTACCTGATAAATATGAGGCTATAGAACTTGATGAAGAAATAGAAGATAGAAAAATAACAATTTTAACTGACCCACCTAATCCACCAGAAGAATCAAGTTTAGCAGGTACAGAAAGAATTGTTGATATAAATGGAAAGGCTATATCCAAATTAATTTTGTCTTGGAAATCTGTTAGAGGTGTTTCAGAGTATCAAGTAAATTACAAACTTGGTAACAATAATTTTACCTCTGTAAGAGTTGATAGTCCTGATTTTGAAATTTTTAATAGTTCTGCTGGGACTTATACTG